TGTGCTACGGTCCTACGGTTCCAAGACGTACCAGGGGTTTTTGACCCTGTTCCATGCGGTCAAATACCGCTATGTGGCCACGGCCACGCCGTCGCCGAATCGCTACAAAGAGCTGATCCATTATGCCGGGTTCCTGGGGATCATGGATACCGGCCAGGCCCTGACGCGGTTTTTCCAGCGCGACTCGCAGCAGGCCAACAACCTGACCATCTATCCGCACAAGGAGCGCGAGTTCTGGATGTGGATCAACTCCTGGGCGGTGTTTCTGCAGCGGCCGTCCGACCTGGGTTACTCGGATGAGGGGTACGATCTGCCGCCGCTGCGGGTGCATTATCACAAGGTCCGGACCGCCGTCCAGTTCCGGACCGAGAAGGATGGCCAGCTCTCGTTTTTCCATGACGCAGCCATGAGCCTGCAGGCGGCAAGCCGTGAGAAGCGCCGCAGCCTGGACGACCGGATCGACAAGATGCTGGAGATCATCAAAGCTGACCCGGACAGCCACTACATCATCTGGCATGACCAGGAGGCGGAGCGGCACGCGATCAAAAAGGCGCTGCCGGACGCAGTCGAGGTGTACGGCTCCCAGGACCTGGACCTGCGGGAGCAGCGGATCATCGACTTTTCCGACGGTAAGTTCAAGTATCTGGCGACCAAGCCGATCCTGTCCGGGTCGGGCTGCAATTTCCAGCGCCACTGTCACAAAGCGATCTATCTGGGGATCGGGTTCAAGTTCAACGACTGGATACAGTCGGTGCACCGTATCCATCGGTTTCTGCAGGCGCATCCGTGCGAGATCCACCTGATCTATACCGACACGGAAAGCCGGGTGCTGGAGGTGCTGAAAACGAAATGGAAACAACACCGGGAGATGGTGGCGAAAATGACGGAGATTATCAGGAAACACGGATTGTCAACCTTGCAGATGGCGGCCGAGTTGCGGCGCTCCATCGGTGTTGAGCGGGTCGAGGCCAGGGGCAAGCATTTCACCGCGGTCAATAACGATTGCGTGGCCGAGACCGAGCGGATGGCGGCCGACTCGGTGGACCTGATCCACACCTCCATCCCGTTCGCCAACCATTACGAATACTCGCCGAGCTACAACGATTTCGGCCACACCGACAATAATGACCATTTCTGGCAACAGATGGACTACCTGACGCCGCAACTGCTGCGCATCCTCAAGCCGGGCCGGGTTTATGCCTGCCATGTCAAGGACCGCATCCTGTTCGGCAATGTCACCGGCTGCGGGATGCCGACTGTCTCGCCGTTCCATGCCGAGTGCATTTTCCACACCGCCGGCCATGGGTTCGCCTACATGGGCATGATCACCGTGGTCACCGACGTGGTGCGGGAGAACAACCAGACCTACCGGCTGGGCTGGACCGAGCAGTGCAAGGACGGTTCCAAAATGGGGGTCGGCTCGCCGGAGTATGTCCTGTTGTTCCGCAAGCTGCCGACCGACAGGTCCACGGCCTATGCCGACGTGCCGGTCAGAAAGAGCAAAGCTGAGTACAGCCGGGCACGATGGCAGGTGGACGCCCATGCGTTCTGGCGCTCGTCCGGCGACAGGCTGCTGTCGGTCGAGGAGCTGGCCCGCTATCCGGTTGACGTGATCTCCCGGATTTTCACCGAGTGGACCCTGGCCGAGGTCTACGACTACGAGGCCCATGTGCGCCTGGGAGAGCAGCTGGACGCCCGCGGCTCCCTGCCCTCCACTTTCATGACCCTGGCGCCGGGGTCAGGTCATCCTGACGTCTGGCACAACATCAACCGGATGCGGACCCTGAACGGCAACCAGAAACAGCGCGGATTGAACAACCATATCTGCCCGCTGCAATTCGACATCGTCGACCGGATCATCACCAGGTACAGCAATCCGGGAGAGGTGGTCTTTGATCCGTTCGGCGGGCTGATGACCGTACCGTACCGGGCGATCAAGTTGGGGCGCTACGGGTACGGCTGCGAGTTGAGCAGCGAGTATTACCTGGATGGATTGACGTACTGTTACGCGGCGGACAATGAACGGTCCATGCCGAGTCTGTTTGATCTTGACGGCGTAGTGAGCGCCATGGACAAGGAGGCAATATGACACAGGAAGATTTTGCGGGATTGCAGAGGCTGGCGGATGATCTGACCGCGGCGGCTGGCGGGGCGGTCAATGGGGCCAGGCGGCTGGCGGAGCATAATGCCGGGCTGGTCAGGACCTGCCGGGAGATCCATAATGACCTGCAGCGGGCGGTGGAGCTGCTGGGCAAGGTGATGGCCCGGGCCGAGCCGGTGTTCCTGGAGAGCGGCAGCGGGTTTGAGCCGGATGAGTATGTTATCCCGGTGTCGGTGTACGAGGACGTGTGCGCGTACCTGGCGGACCGGGCGGCGCGGCTGGCCGAGCAGGCCGGCGGGGAGGGCTGAGATGCCGGCGCGGGTGACGGTGACGGCCGAGGGCCGTGAGTGGACGGCGGAGGAGCTGGCGGAGCGGTGCCGGATAGGCTGCAGCGCGGCGCGGCGGCGGATGCGGATGTACCGGGCCGGGGCCATCGACCGGGAGACCCTGCTCCATGTCGGCAAGCGCCACTTGGGCGGTCACCCCGGCGGAAAAAGTTCGGAGAGCAGGCCGACGGTCGAGTGGCTGGCACTGGACGACTCGCGGCGGAGCATGGCGGCCATCGACACCACGCCGGGAAAATGGGAGAGGGAGCACCTGCGGCCGGCCAAGGGCAAGACGGCGGCCCGGCGCTATGTCCTGGCCGAGGGCCGGAGATGCGGCGAGCGGCGGGAGATATATTACAATCCGGTGCGGGTGGCGTTGTGAGCACGACAGAGCTGGTGTTTCTGGCCGGGCCGGAGGGAGAGGCGGAGCGGTTCCGGGTTGATGAGCGGAGGGTGATGTGCGCAAGCTGCGGGGTGCTGTGTTCGGGGTCGCTGTGCCGGGAGTGCGAGGCGATCGAGCTGGCGCGACCGCTGGGGGGGCCGGAGCCAGGAGCCAGTGGCCAGGGAGCAGGAGACAGATGTATGGCTAATAGCCTACAGCCTACAGCCTAAACAGCTATGCAACAAGACAGAATCAAGCTGCTCAAGCGGGTGCATGAGCGGTGGAAACGGAAAAAGGAGGCGGTAATGGCGGAAGAAAAAATAGTATGCGAGGTGTGCCGGGAAAACAAGGCGGCGCAGTACAAGTGGCATGGCATGGTGCTGTGTCCGCAGTGTGTGACTGTGGCCGGGCAGATCAAAAAGCGCAAGTCGGCGGTGCATGAGCTGTACAGGAAGATATGCGGTACCGACCTGGCGGATTCGGCCGGGGTTGATGCTGCGCCGGGTGATCCGGAGGCCTACGCCGAGCTGGAAAAGGCCCGGGCTGATCGGGACGAATTCCGTTATCTTTTGGCCAAGACGGCGGAAGCGGCTGGATGTGCTCCAGGGTTTGATTTGACTGGCCTGCCGGCGGTGGCTATGGAACTGCGCCAGCGCACTGTGGTGCCAGATGGGGAGGTTTGCGATCCGCACACGTGCGATGAGCTGGCCGGGGCGATCAAGGAGCTGCTGGCGGTGCGGCAGGCCCTGGGGGACTATGCGCCGGAGAATGAGGATCCGGGGGCGCTGGCCGGAGGGGTTTACCTGGCAGTCAAGGCGGCGCGGGAGCCGACGGTGCAGCTCGACAAGTATGAAGGGATGCTGACCGAGATCGCCCTGGCCTTGGACGGCGGGACCGGGACCTGCGACTGGTCGACCATGGTGGAGCAGGTGCAGAGGTTGGTGGAGAGCCGGGTATCGACACTGGAGACAATCAAAGGGCCGGCGACCGGGGTGCAGGTGGGCGGCCGGCATTATGTCGACCTGGCCATCGGGCCGACGGAGTATAGCCAGCGCAACGGCCTGGGGTGCTGCGAGTCGGCGGTGGTCAAGTACGTGACCAGGTACAAGCGCAAGGGCGGGCTGGAGGACATCCGCAAAGCGGTCCACTACCTGCAGCTGCTGGAGGAGATCGAGTACCCGGCGCAGGGCAAGGAGCTGGCCCATGCCCTGCCGGCGGTGCAGTATGCCGAGGGGGTGGGGCATGATTGAGCCGGGTAACGAAAAAACTAAGCTGCCGCCGGAAAACGTTGGCGGTAGCAAGGTAGGTACTGAGTCCCTGGCCGGGACCGCCAAGGGTCGCCGGTCAGCTTGAGTAAATGGTTGGATGTTTAACTTTTAGGAGGATGGAATGTTATATGTAATTCAAAGCGTAACTGGGCCTATAAAAATAGGTGTTGCCACTGACCTTGGAAGCAGGTTGCCTGGAATCCAGACCGGGAATAGCTCGCCACTCGTTCTGCTTGGATTTGTTGATGTTAAGGATGATTATAGCTTGGAGAAAAAGACCCACAAAGCACTTGAGAAGCATAGGCTTACAGGGGAGTGGTTTGATAATTCGGTGGAGGTGTGCAATCACGTTACAAGGCTTTTGAGGTGCAAGGAGGGGAGAATGGAGATACCTCCGGCCAGGAAAACAGAAAATATATTTGCAGGTATAAGATCGATTATAAACGAAGCAGTGCACGAAGCAGTAAAACAATCAGGCCGAGAAAATGATAATACAAGGCGATTGATTAAGATTAGAGAAGTCGAGAAGATGGTCGGCCTCAAAAAATCAGCTTTGTACAAATATGTAGCAAGTGGAGATTTCCCGCCGCAGATAAGAATAGGCCCGAGAAGTGTTGCGTGGGAAAAAGATGCTGTAGACCGCTGGATTTCTCAACGCTTAAATTATGGTGCCGAAGGCGAGAGTCGAACTCGCACAGAGACAAGCTCTGAGAGATTTTGAGTCTCTTGCGTCTACCAATTCCGCCACTTCGGCACTACAGGTCTGATTGTATATATTAATTAATTTTGAATGGCAAGCACTTTGCTGGACGTTATACATCCAACATTGAGATAGCTGGCCGCACGGTGACTTATATTTGAAATTGAGAAACACCAGCAGCGGCCAAAACGCTAACCTTTGGAGGTCCAGTTTATTGACTGGTTATGTGTGATATGTCATGTACAAATTGCGATGATCTCAAATATTCTGCTGGACTGTTTAAAAAAGCGATTGTCGACATACAGACGGCGGCGACAATAAAAGATTTGTCCATCCCTGAACACCTCATAATATCTGGGATAAACAATATTTGCAGGCTGGCCCTTGAAAATGGCAGAAATTGCGGTGACGGCCCACGGGACGAAAAAATTAAAGAATTGCGACATGCTTTGCATTGTGCGGAAATATCACTCAATGGATACCGTGACTATCTGCACGATATGGCCATTGTTGAGCTGGACGGTAAAATTTACCGTGGCGTTCCAGGCAAAAAATTTAGGGGCAAATGGGAAATGTTACACCGTCATAAAGCCGGAAACACGTGGGTGCAGGTGAAAAACTACCAGATTAAGTCAGATCTGAATAAATATGCCGGTAGCACCGGGGAGGATGAGACTGAGTAGCGCTCGTGCCGGTAGTTCTGCCCGAACTCAAGGGCGGCTGGTGAGCCTGGGCGGGCCGTATCCACCCTTTACACATAACGTGAAGATAACCGGCAATAAGGAGGCATTATGGCTGGAATAGAAGTTTCTACGGGAGAGTTGGTTGGAACGCTCCGGACCGAAGGTCCGGTTGAACGGCTGGTTATGCCGCTCCTTGGCAAGAAACACACGGGCATGAAAATAAGTGCTGAAGGCATTTTGGGAAGAATTGCCACTGGGAGGTATTGGAAGGGCCTTGATTATGGGTGCGAAGTAATGCTTGACCACCTTGAGCGGATGGCAGAAAGGTTTTATGCCGGTGATCCAACAGCAGTTGACGAATTTTTGCAATTATATGACCTGGCGGATAAAAGGCCAGCGGCATAACGATAGAACTAAGCTGCCCCGGAAAAGGGCGGCGGTAGCAGGATAGGTACTGAGGCGCTGGCCGGGACCGCCAAGGGTCGCAGTCAGCTTGAGTGACTGGTTATATTTTCTGGAGGGATAATAATGGAATCTGTAGAGCTTGGAAGTGTTGAGATAAGGACGTTTGGTAGCGGGATAGTGACGGTAAAAGTTGCGCTGCCCTCTGGATGTAAAATGAGCTTGGAGCTGCTTGGGGTTGAAAAGCATGGATTGCCGTCTGGTGTCTACGACACATCTCTGGAAGAAGATGCTTTAGCAAAAATAGCCAAGACAACAGTGGATGCGGTGACTGATATACTATCGAAAATGAACAAAAGATTAAGTGAGTCTTAAAATATAACGATAGAGGTAAGCTGCCGCCGAAAAACGTTGGCGGTAGCAAGGTAGGTACTGAGCCCATGGCAGGAACCGCGCTGGGCGGAAGGTCAGCTTTAGAGAATGGTT